TAAGCATTGCGGGTTGCGCCGCGTCGCGTTTTTCGAGTCGGCGGGTAGTTTTTCTTTTGGCTGTGCCGATCGGTGATACCGGATACTGAAAGGGGCGGGGATGGCGGCGATCTGGGCGACGACGGTTCCGGCGTTGGCGAAGGTGTTGGGGGTGGCGGAGATCACGGTCAAGCGCGCGCGGGCGGCGGGACAGATCGAACGGACGGCGCGCGGATTCCATATCGAAAAGTGTCGGACGGCGTTGTTGATTCGGCGGTCGCGCGCGAAGGCGGGGACGACGACGGCGACGGCGGACGCGTCGGGCGAATTGAGCGCGGAGTATTCCGAGACGTTGAAGCGGAACGTGGAGCAACGAGAGGAGTTGTACGAATGGGACAAGCGGGGACGAAGGGCCAAGGCGTTGATCGCAGAGGTGGAGCTCGCGGAAAAAAGCAAGCGCGTGTTGCCCATGATGCAGGTCAGAAAAGCCTGGATCGCGAACGAAATGAATTGGAAGGAAAGTCTGAAGACGATCGGGCGGCAGTTGGGGGGACAGTGGGGCGGAAAGTTGGGAAAAGAAATCGAGGCGGCGGCGCTCAAATTGTTCGCCGAAATGTTCCGGCGGATGGCGGGCGATCCGATCTTGAGCGGGGACGGGAAAGGTCCGGCGACGACGCGTTAGCGTTGCCGTCGTGGGAGAATCGCATCGTCGGGTATGAGTCCGTGAAGCCGGACACGTTGATTGCGAATCCGTTGAATTGGCGCGTCCATCCGGCGCATCAACAGGAGTCGATGTTGGCGGTGTTGCGGACGATCGGGTGGGTGGCGCCGGTGACGGTGAACAAATCCACAGGGGTCATTATCGATGGGCATCTGCGGGTGGCGTTGGCGATCGAGCGTGGGTTGGCGGTGGTGCCGGTGGCCTATGTGGAATTGTCGGAGATCGAGGAACGGGAAGTGCTGGCGACGTTTGACGTGATCGGATCGATGGCGAAAAAGGACGAAGCGAAATATGAAGCGTTGGCGGCGGAGATCGCGCGGGATGAAGATCTGGACCAGGTCGTGTGGGAGATGATCGAGGAGTCGAATCAAGCGGGGAAGCGGCGGAAGAATGAGACGTTGGCCCCTGAATGTACGATCTCAGCGGAATTGCATGAGCGTCAAGATTATCTCCTCTTTACGTTCGACAACGAATTTGATTGGCAGGTGGCGTGTGAGCGGTTGGGGGTGCGGAGCGTGGTGAGCGCCCAAGTCGGAAAATGTTCGGCGGGGCGGCGCGGGATTGGGCGCGTGATGTTGGGGAAGATGTTGTTGCAGAAATTAGGGGAGACGGCGGACGCATGAGTTTCGAGATCTATCGGATCGACAACGGGGCGCGGGTGCGGATCACGACGGGGATCGGCGTGAACGGGTTTTGCATCGAGCGTTGCCCGGCACGAGGGAGGCAGTTGGTGGGGACGTTTCTACAGATGGCGCAGACGGACGAGTTGGACGTGCCGCGGATGGGCGATCTGTTGGAAGTCCGGTCGGTCCTATGGAATGGAGTGGTGCAGGTATCGCAGCGCGTGTTTTTCGGGCAGGTGTCCGAGGTGCGCGTGTCGGCGGAGCCGTTCGCGGATCTGCTCTATCATCGCTTCGTGGCGCAGGAGATCGAAGACCCGTCGGCGATCACGGTGACGTATAGCGACAATACGGTGTACGCGGCGGGCGAGCGTGGGGATTTTCCGGTGCGTCCGCGCGGTCCGGTGCGTCCGTCGATTCCAGTGATCGAGGAGACGGGGCGGCGGAAGATCACGCGGGAGGAGTTGCCGGAATGAGTGGCGAAGATTTTTTAATTGGCTTTATTCTCGGATTTGCGGCGGCGTTGGTGTTGGACGTGCTCTATCAAGTGTTGCGCGCGATCCGAGACGATCGGCGGAAAGGGAGGTGAGGTCATGGGCGAGTGTCGTATTCCAGAACATCTCAAAGATAAATCGGCGTCGGCGATCTTGGCGGCGATCGAGGGGCGGAATGAACCGCTGAATTTCTACAAGATGTTGGTGTTGATCGCGCTGAAAGATGCGTTGTGCGCGGCGGACGGGATGGGGACGGATGAATATCGCGCGGCGGGCGCGGAAGGGCGCGCGATCGCGTTTCTGAATGAGGCGATGCCCTACGTGGTCGCGAGGGGGTGATGCCATGACCGAGGGGGATTGGGCGCTGTTTCTGTTGGGCGTCGTCGTCGGGATCGTGTTCGATATCGTGTTGCAGGCGGTGTGGCGGGTGGCGAAGGATATTCGCGCGGGGCGCGAGGAGCTAATCAAAAAGATTCGCGAGCGCGGACGATGAAGGCGCGGAGCGGGATCGAGTCGATCCGGATGGAGCCGGTGAATCTGGATCAGGGGACGTGGCGGATCTGGAAGGGGGCGCGGAATTTGGGGATCGTGCAGTGGCGGGGGGCGATTCCGTTCCGGATTCGCATTCAATCAAAAGGCGGCAAGTTCTAGCGGGAATGGGCGGCGATCCGGCGGGAAGTCTCACGGACCCGCGCAAAATGGTGCGTTCGGCGCGCGTGTGAGCGGTCGGCCTGGTCCTCTCGTCGGGGGATTGGGCCGACGACGCATGCAGAAATGGGAGGGCGATCCCGTGACGTGTTCAATTTGTCAGCATGGGACGGTGCGGGATTATCACAAGCAGATCATGGGCGGCGTATCGGGCGCGGTGTGTTGGTTTTGTTTTCTGGCGTGGTATGAGCGGTCGATGGTGACGGATGAATCGATCCGGCGGGAGTCGATGTTTCTGCGGCACGACGAAGGGGCCTTACAGGAAGGGGTGGCGTGATGATCTGGACAGACGCGGAGCCAACGGTGGAGGGATGGTACTGGTTCCGGTGGAAAGAGGAGACGAATCCGGCGCGGTGGCGCGTCGTCAATGTCTATGGCTATCAGAGTGATCCGAGTTTGTTGGGGGCGAGCGGGGAGAATTTCGATCTGTTTAATCTGGCGGCGGGCGAATGGGCGGGGCCGTTGGTGCCGCCGGCAGAGAGGGGCGCGTGATGGGGGCGGCGAAGATCCATGTGGCGGTGCGGTCGTATAAGCGGGCGGGGACGATCACGACGTTGAAGTTGTTTCCGGAGGCGTCGGTGTGGGTGCCGGAATCGCAGGCGCGGGCGTATCGCCAGGAGTACGGGGCGAAGCGGATCGAAGTGGTGCCGGACGCGGAAGATGGGAATCTGGCTCGGAAGTGCAACGCGATCTTGGAACGGTCCCCGAGTCGGTGGACGTTGATCGTGGACGACGATCTTACGTCGATCAATATGTGGGAGGGCGGCGCGAAGCATGTCCTCACGCCGAGGCAGATTCGGGGGATGGTCGAGCATTTCTATGATCTGGCGGCGCAGTTGCGGGTGACGTTGTGGGGGGTGAATCAGATTGACGACGCGCTCGCGTATCGGACGCAGACCCCGTTTTCGTTTCTCGCGCCGGTGTTGGGGCCGTTCGCGGGACACCTCGATCCGGTCGTCCGGTACGATCCGACGGTCGGCGGGAAAGATGACTACGATTTCTGGTTGGCGACGATCGCGCGGGAGCATCGGACGTTGCGCGTGAATAAATATACCTATCGACACGATTCAGGGCGGAAGGCGGGCGGGTTCGTGAGTCTGCGCACGATGGAGATCGAGCAGGCGGCGGTGGTCCGGATGCGCGCGAAGTGGGGGAATCTGTTTCGCGCCGGGGGATCCATCGGGCCGCATTCGCGCGGCACGAATATCCTGAATTCTATCGTGACGGTGCCGATCGCGGGGGTGTGAGATGGCGGACATGGCGGCGGATCTCGCCCAGGCGTTGTACGCGCCGGACGTGGTGGAAGTGTTTCGGGTGGTGGGGCGGCGGCACCTGGAAACGAAGGTCGAGCGGTCGGTGAGTGCGTGGGCGGACGTGGAGCGGCGGTTGGTGGCGGAGACGGCGGCAGAGGCGGGGTTCTGGCGGACGGAGCGCGCGCCGTATCAGCGGGAGCCGATGGATGCGTTTACCGATCCGGAGGTGACGGACATCACCCTGTGTACGGCGACGCAGGTCGGCAAGACAGAGATCATTTTGAATATGGTGGGCTATGTCATTGACGACGATCCTTCGCCGACGATGATCGTGCTCCCGCGCGATGAAGACGCGAAGGCGTGGGCGTCGAAGCGGGTCAAGCCGATGGTCGAAGCGTGTCCGGCGTTGCGGGAGCATACGACGGGGCTGGAGGACGATCTAGCGGGGAAGACGTATCGCTTCGATAAAATGTTTTTGAAGTTTGCGGGCGCGAATTCCCCGGCGGATCTGGCGTCCGATCCCTGTCGGCGGGTGTTATTCGATGAGGTGGAGAAATACCCCCAATTCTCAGGGCGGGAAGCCTCGCCGATCCGGTTGGGGTCGGAGCGGACGCGGACGTATCCGGACCGGAAGATCGTGATGGCGTCCACGCCACGGTTGGAGACGGGGTATATCTGGTCGTCGTTGAAGCGGTCGGATTGGCGGCGGTGGTGGGTGCCGTGTCCGAGGTGCGGGGCCTATCAACCGTTGACGTTTCGTCCGGATGAGAAATTGGGGACGGGGGCGTTGCGGTGGACGAAGGGCGCGACGGCGGACGAGATTCGGGAAGGGCAAGCGCAGGTCTGGTACGCCTGCGGGACGTGCGCGGGGCGGATCGAGTCGGCGGAGCGGATGGAGATGCTACGGCGCGGCGTGTGGGTGCCGAAAGGGTTGACGTGTGTCGAGGGACGGGTGAAGGGGAGTCCGCGTCAACGGTACCATCGCGGGTATCACCTGTCGGCGTTGTGTTCGATGTGGGTCGAGTGGGAGACGATCGTGGCGGAATTTCTGGACGCGAAGGGGAAGCGGGAGGAGTTGATGGGGTTTGTGAATTCGGTGTTGGCGGAGCCGTGGGTGGAAACGTCCGAGGAACGGGTGGTGCTCGATCCGTTGAAACGGTTGGAGCGATACGCGGGGTATATCCCCAGCGGGGTGTTGATTTTGACGGCGGGCGTGGACGTGCAGGACGATCGCATCGAGTGTGAATTGATCGGGTGGGGCGTGGGTGAAGAGTCGTGGAACATCGACTATTTCGTGTGGCCGGGCGATCCGGCGAAAGATGAGGTGTGGGCGAATGTCACGGCGTTGAAGGGGCGGACGTTCAAGCGGGTCGATGGGGTCGAAATGAAGGTGACGAGCATGGCGATCGATAGCGGCGGGCATCATACGCAGAAAGTCTACTCCTACGTGCGCCCGCGGCAGATCGATCGGGTGTGGGCGGTGAAGGGCGGCAGCGAAATCAGTCCGCGCGTGATCGCGGGGAAGGCGCGGACGAATGTCGGCCAGGTGAATCTGTGGTTGATCGGAACGCAGGTCGCGAAGGATCTGATTTACTCCCGCTTCAAGTTGGATCAGGTGGGGCCGGGGTTCTGTCATTTTCCGGAAACGCGGGAGGCGGATTACTTTTCGCAGTTGACGGCGGAGCGGGTGCAGGTCGCGTACCGGAAGGGGTTCATGGTGCGGACGTATGTGAAGACGGGGCGGAATGAGGCGTTGGATTGTCGGGTCTATGGGTATGTGGCGCTGGTCCTCCTGCAGCGGGGCGCGGGGATCGCGTGGGAAGAGATTCGGCAGCGGTTGACGGAGGAAGCGGCGGAGATCGCGGCGACCGTGGCGGCGTCGGTGACGGACGGCGCGGGCCAGGATGATCTGCGGTCCGTGGAGGCGACGCGGCAGGAACGGGTGGCGTTCCCGTCGGAGGCGGCGAAGCGTGAGGCGCATCGACCACGGCGCGGCGGGTTCATAAAGGGGTGGCGATGAAGTTGCGTCGATATGTAATCGCCCCTGAATTCATCTTGAAGATTGGAGGCGGGGTTTTTCGCGTGACGGAAGGCGACGTGCCGATGGATGCAAAGATCCGTGGGACGGCGATCGATCCCGCGACGGGGCTGATAAACATCTTTGTGCAGAGTGAGACGTTCGCGGAGGTGGCCGAGGGCGCGGTGGTGCCGATCGCGGAGGCGATGCGCGTGGTTCGGTTGGTGCCGGACGACGAGGCGGACGTGTTGGATCGGGCGAAGCGGCGGATTCGCTTGGTTGAGGCGGCGGAGTGAGAAAGCTACAGACGGTCAAAGATCTGGCGAAATTGTTTCAGAAGCACGAGAACACGATCTATCGGTGGATCGTGGAAGATCATTTATTTCCGAATGCGTTCCGCGTCAAGGATGGATGGTATGTGCCGGAGTCGGACGTGGAACGATTGATGCGCGCCGGAAAAGTGGAATCGAACGGCGGCGGCGCGGGCGGGAAGGTAGGCGAGAAGCCCCCGCGCGCGGGTTTTGTGAAAGGGTGGCGCGAATAAAAGTCGGTCCCTATCTTCCCCCAGTAGTCACTATTCCCCCCTAGATGTTGTGTCGGTTCTCGCGTATCTCCCCACGCAATTGTGTGATGGCGTGGAGAGCGCGCGATGTTTGAACGGTTAGCGGCGGCGTGGAAGGCGTTCACAGGCGGGACTCCGGCGAAGGCGGCGGGGCCTGGGAAGGCGTCGGCGTCCGATCTCAACCGCATGTATAGCTTGGGGCGTCCCGGGCGTCTTACCTCAGGGTTCGGTACTCAAACCACTAGCGAAGATATGGAGATCCTGTCGAGTCTGCGCATCGCGCGGAATCGTTCGCGTGAATTGGTGCGCGACGCGGCCTATGCGAAGCGCGCGAAGACGATTATCCAAAACAATGTCGTCGGCTCAGGGATCGGGATGCAGGCGAAGGTGTTGACGACGCGCGACGAGCTCAATGAAACGATCAACGACGAAATCGAATCCGTGTGGGAGACGTGGATGGCGCCGGAGACGTGTCACACGGGGCAGGCGTTGCATTTTGCGGATCTGGAGCGCCAGGCGATCGGGCAGGTGTTCGAAGCGGGGGAAATGTTCGTGCGGTTGTGGCGGACGCGGACGGGAAACTCGGCGGTGCCGCTCACGTTGGAGTTGATCGAGCCGGAGCGGATCGCGGACGAGTTTCAAGCGCAAGCGCCGACGACGGGCTCGAATGTCAAGTTGGGGATCGAGGTCGATCGGTTCGGCGCGCCGGTGGCGTATCTGATTCGCGAGTTGCATCCTGGTGACGCGCGGTGGTCCGGCATGCAGACGGATCGGATCGAACGGGTTCCGGCGGCGGATATTATTCACCTCCGGATGATCGATCGTTGGCCGCAGACGCGGGCCATGCCGTGGATGCACGCGAGCGGGCGGAAGTTTCAGGACATGGACGGGTTGACAGAGGCGGAGATCACGGCGGCGCGCGGGGCGGCCTGCTATATGGGATTCATTGAATCGCCGACGGGCGACAATGATTTTGGATCGAAGCAGGAGGACGGGTCGTTGACGACGGAGATCGAACCGGCGATCTTGGCGCGGTTGCGTCAGGGGGAAAAGTTTAATTTCGCCGCGCCGAATCGTCCGAATCAACACCTCGATCCGTTCATGCGCATGATGTTGCGGGAAGTGGCGGCGGGGACGGGCGTGAGCTATGAAAGCCTCTCGCGGGATTATTCCCAATCCAATTACTCGTCGTCGCGGTTGGCGTTGTTGGACGATCGGGATCTGTGGCGGATGCTGCAACTCTGGTTCATCCGGTCCTTTCGGGCGCGGGTGCATAAGTTGTGGCTTCAGCAGGCGGTGTTGGCGCGCGCGATCGCGTCGATTCCGGTCGAGCCGTATGCGTTGAACGTGGCGAAGTATGAGGCGGTCCGGTTCAAGCCGCGCGGGTGGTCGTGGGTCGATCCGACGACGGAAGTCCAGGCGTATGAGCAGGCGATCCGGAACGGGTTCACCACGGTGTCGGCGGTGATCGCATCGACGGGCGACGGGCGGGATCTGGAAGACGTGATGAAAGAGCGGAAGGATGAGTTGGCGTACATGGAATCGCAGGGATTGGTGTTCGACAACGATCCGTCCACGGTGAAGACGGCGGCGGCGGAAGCGGCGGGGAAGGCGAAGGCGGCGATGGGCGATCCGGCGGCGGCGGCGACGCCGGTCGATCCGGCGGCGGCGAAGAAAGCCGGAACAATTATTCCGATGCACGCGGGAGGGCGGCATGGCTGAGACGCGCACAGAAGAGGTGTTGAAACAAAAAGGACTGCTCAGTCGGTGGTTTCAGGCGGACGGATGGGAAGTCCGGAAAGCGGAGGGCGGCGGGAAAGATATCATCACGTTTTCGGCGTCGTCCGAGGAGCCTGTTGAGCGATGGTGGGGGACGGAAATCCTGTCGCACGATCCGGCGGCGGTGAATCTGGCGCGCGCGAAAGCGGGGGCGATGCCGTTTCTGTTCAACCACAATACGGGCGATCCGGTGGGGATGATCGTCGGCGCGCGGGTGAAGGATGGGAAGTTGATGGTGGACGCGTCGATGTTCGATACGGCGCGCGCGAAAGAAGTGCAGGCCATGATGGATGGCGGATTGCGCAACGTGTCGATCCGGTACCAGATCGAGACGATCGAGGAGAACGTGAAAACGGAGACGTTCACGGCGACGCGGTGGATGCCGCACGAGGTATCGATCGCGCCGGTGCCGGCCGATTTTTCGGTGGGGTTGGGACGGAATAGCGACGGGGCGGAATACGAGATCAAGGCGTTGAAGGTGGTACGGAGTTTACAAGCGGCAGGAGCCGCCAATCACAAGGAGGGCGCGATGGCAACAGAAGCGGGGACAGAGACGGTGGTTCCGGTCAAGCCGAATGTGGTCGTGGTCGAGGGCGAGCGGTCCGAGACGGTCCGGAAGATGGAAGCGGATCGGATCAAGGCGATCGAGAATCTGTGCACGATGAACAAGATTGACGAGCGGCACAAAGAGTATTGGATTCGAAGCGGGTTGTCGTTGAATGAAGTCACCGACGACATGCTGAGTATCATGGCGGAGCGCGGGAAACATAATCCGCAATCCCCGGCCTTGTTGGGGTTGACGGAGCGGGAGACGCAGAATTTTTCGTTAGTGCGGGCGATCAAGGCGATCGTCGATAACAACTGGAACAATGCGCCGTTCGAGTTGGAGTGTTCCCGGGCGATCGCGAAAGAGGTCGGCAAGACTTCCGATCCGCGTCGGTTCTTTGTGCCGTTCGAAGTGCAGGCGCGCGCGAATCAGACGCCGGTGGAGCGGTTGGCGGAGCGGATGCTCCAACGGGATCTCACGGTGGCGAGCGGCGCGGGCGGGGGATTCCTGGTCCAAACGTCCAACGTGTCGTTCCTCGAGATTTTGCGGAATAAGTCGGTGCTGTTCAATATGGGCGCCACGCGGTTGTCCGGTCTGCGGGATAGCGTGACGATTCCGAAAATGACGGTGGCGGCCACGACGACGTGGTTGGCGAACGAAGCGGCGCAGATCTCCGAGAGCACACAGACGTTTGCCCAGGTCGCGCTGTCTCCGAAGACGGTCGGAGGCTATACGGAGATCTCCCGTCAGTTGATGTTGCAGTCGAATCCGTCGATCGAGGGGATCGTGTCCTCGGATCTGGCGCAGGTCGTGGCGTTGGACATCGATCTGAAGGGATTGAACGGGTCCGGATCAGCGGGGCAACCGTTGGGGTTGATCGGTACGTCGGGCGTCGGGTCCGTGGTGGGAACGTCGATCGCCTATGCGGGCATCATCGAATTCCAAACGGACGTGTTCGCGGGGAACGCGCTGAATGGGCGGTGCGGGTATATCGCGACGGGCGTCGTGGCGGGGCTGTTGAAGCAACGCGTGAAGTTTTCGAGCACCGCGTCGCAGATTTGGGAGGGCCGGTTGGACGATGGGTCCGTGGACGGCTATCGCGCGATGGCGTCGAATCAGGTCCCGACGGGCGATCTCATTTTCGGGGACTGGTCGCAGTTGATCGTGGCGGAGTGGGGCGTGTTGGAAGTGGAAGTGAATCCCTTCGCCGATTTCAAGGCGGGGATCGTGGGCGTTCGGGCGATCGCATCAATCGATATCGGCATCCGGTATCCGGTGGCCTTCTCTGTGGCTACCTCCGTAACATAAATCCGATGAAGAGGAACAGACGCGACAGGGCGTCATGTTGACGGCGGCGGGCGCGTGGGCGCTCGTCGCTGGACGCGGACCAACACCTAACCAACGGGAGGGCGAGAACATGGCCTTAGAAAATGTGCCGGACGTAATCAAGATGAAGGCGCTACGCGGGTGGCGCGGGATGGTCGAGGGGCAGTTTCGGGTGGTCGAGAAGGGGCAGGTGGTGAACGTCGCGAAGGAGTTGGCGGTGGAATTGCGGACGTATGGGAAAGCGGTCATGACCGACGAGCCGTTGACGGATCTCGGCAAGAAGGACAAAGAGAAAGAGAAAGAGAGCCATCCGAGCGCGGCGCATCCGGAGGGTCATGGGAAGGGCGGGAAGTCGGAGAAGTAACACACGGCGGCGATCCGCGCGGGTCTGAATTCGGGAATGGGAGGGCGCGATTATGTTGGCACATGAGGCACAGGCGGCGGCCGTACAGAATGCGCTCAGCGCAGTCTCGGCGGCGAATACGGCGGCGGCTACGTCGGCGTGGTTGGACGTGCGCGGGATGGAGGGGGATATCGAAGTGCTGGTGAGCATCGGCGCGGTGACGGGGTCGATCGTGTTGACGTTGGAGGACGCCACGTCGTCCGGCGGCGCGGGCGGCGCGGGCATTACGCCAACAGAAGGGGCGTTTGCGGCGGCGACGGCGAACACGACGCACAAGCGGACGATCGACGCGAAGGCGCATCGGGGATGGATTCGGCTTGTCGGGACGATTGTCACAGGGCCGGTCTTGATCTCAGCGGTGGTGCAGAGTCGTCCGAAGAATTTCTAAGCGGGGAACGTGATGGCGACGATTCCGACGAGTGAGCCGCGCGAGGTGGTGTTAGGCGACACGATCCAGTGGACGCGTCCGGATCTGGCGAGTCTGTATCCGTCGGGGATCTGGACGTTGACCTATTATTTTGTGTCGCGCGATCCGGCGTTGAAGTTTTCGATCTTGGCGTCGGATAGCGGCGGGGTCTTCCTCATGGATCTCAGTTCGGCGGCGGGCGTGTCGGCGTCGTTTGAGCGGATCGGGCAGAGCGGGTACGAGTGGACGGCGCGCGTGGCGAAGGGGGCGGAGAAGTACACGGTCGCGACGGGGTTCATGTCGATCGCGCCGGACGTGGCGACGATCGGCGCGGGGACGGATCGTCGGTCGTGGGCGATCCGGACGCGCGACGCGCTCAAGGCGGTGATCGAGGGACGCGCGGACGCGGACGTGAATTCGTACATGCTCGGCGGGAAGCAGGTCATGAAAATGACGCCGGAGGAGTTGCGCGGATGGTACGAGTGGATCTCGCAGTTAGCCCAGGATGAGTTGGGGCAACTCGATCCGGCGGTGGCGTTCGAGCGCACGATCAAGGTCGTGTTGAAGCGGGGCTACTAGCATGGATCTGCGGGGGTTGATGGCGCGCGACCAGGTGAAGATCTTCGGGGCGGTCAAGGATTTCGGGGAGTCGATCGATTACACGGACGAGTTGGGGACGACGGCGAACGTGTGGGCGTTTATCGAACGGGAGCGATTGGACCCGACGGCCCCGGCAGGGTATGGCGCGCAGGCGGGGCGGCAGTGCATTTATGTCTGGTTGGCGCAGAGTGCGCCGGAGGGACGGGCGAAGGTGACGGCGGGCGTCGATCGGATTCGGGCGTTGTGGCGGCGGGGCGATCCGGCGAAAACCGAATTTCGCGTGACGGCGATTCTGCCCGATAGTGACGGGGCGTGGCACTTGGAGTGTACGCGATGAGCGATTTTATTACCCTCGCGGTCAAGAATGCGGGCGCACTCGCAGAGGGCTTCACGAAGTCCCAAGCGTTGTCGCAGAAGTGGGGGCGGCAGGAGTTGTTGCGCGGCGGGAAGCGCGTGGTGCGGTTGTTCAAAAAGGAATGGTTGTCGGGCGCGCCGGGGATCAAGGGCGGGCAATTCAAAAAGGGGAAGCACGTGTTTTTCTTCCCCAGGTTCGGCGCGGTGGACGATGTGGCGGTGGGGATTAGTCGCATTCTGCGGGTCCATGAAGAGGGGGCGGAGATCAAGGCGCGTTCAGGGTTTCTCTATCTCACGAAGAAAACGGGAATCGCGGGCAAGGGAACGATCGTCGCGAAGGTGCGGCGGGTGAAGATTCCGGCGCGGACGCATTTCCGGATTCTGGTCCGTGGGCTGGCGCCCGATATTGCGGTCCGCGTGGGGAAGGCGAATATGCGGGCGATCGAGCATACGATGAAACTCACTCTTGCCAAGGTCGTATAGCGTGGCGTTATCCGTCAAAGAGCAGATCATACAAAAGATGTTGGCGACGATCGGGGCGGTGTCGTGGGTCAAGAATGTCCAACGCGTGACGCAACAGGGCGCGCGCTATGCCGACGTCCCTTTCGTGATGGTCACCCAGGGGGACGATCTATTGGAGACGGAGCAGACGCGGCCCTATACGACGCGGCGCATGGAGGTGTGGGCGTCGATTATTGCGCGGCAGATTGATGTCGAGGATCTCCGGTCCGGTGATGAAATTCTGAACGGCTACGGCGCGGATATCGAGGCGGCGCTATTGAAGGATTTGACGGTGGGCGGATTGGCGCAGGAGATCAAGCCGCCGGAGTGGTTGGAAATGGAGATCGAGAGCGACGTACCACATATCGGCGTGGCGTTGCGGTTCGGGGTCGTCTATCGGCATCTGCGGCACGACCCGTATTTAGCGGAGTAATGTCACCAACGGAGGGAGGAGACGATTATGGCAAGCGGGGCAATTCCAGCATACGGGACACTGTTGAAGCGGGACGATGGATCAGGGACGTTCACAACGGTTGCGGAAGTCAAGTCGATGGATGGGCCGTCGTTGGAGGCGGACATTATTGACGTGACCACGCACTCGTCGGCGGCGGCGGGCGCGTGGCGGGAGAAGATCGCCAGTCTGTTGAATCCTGGGGAGGTGTCGTTTTCGATCAATCTGATTCCGGCGTCGACCGGTCACAAGGCGTTGTTGGCGGATTTCGTGGGACGGACGAAGCGGAATTACAAGTTTGTGTTTCCCGATATCGGGTTGACGGAGTGGGCGTTCGCGGGCGTGCTGACGAAGTTCGGCGCGAAGGCGGAGACGGATGGGGTGTTGGAGGCGGATCTGACGTTGACGTTGACGGGCGCGCCGACGTTCCCAGCATAGGACGTGAGGCGAGCGGCGACGGCGATCGATATAGCTAACGGGGCGTTGATCTAAAAGGGGGTGACGATATGCCGAGGCAAGAGCAACCGATAATCAATCCGAAGGGGTCGTTTCCGATCACGTTACCCCCACCGGCCAATTCGCTCGATTTCGTGTTCACGGCGGCGGACGTGGCGAATTTCGATCAGTTCGCCCTCTCAGGGCGGGAGTTGTTGTTGGTGAGTTCAACGGGATCGAACACGTTCACGTTGGAAAGCGTGGCGGATGAATATGGGCGGTTGGGGGACATTACGGCCTACGGGTTGGCGACGGGATTGTTTTCGAGTTTTTGGTACGGGAACAAGAAGGGGTGGGAGCAGTCAGCGAGCAAAGCGTATCTCAAGGGATCGGCGGCGACGATCAAATTCGCCGTGATCCGGATTCCTGGTTGATGGGCATGGATCGGCGCGCGGGGCGGACGTGCGAGCGTCCGTCCCGAAGGGAACGGGTGGAACGATGAAAGAGAGGGGAGAGAATCGTGGCCGAAGAACCCCAGTCTGTATCACTCGTCGGGTTCGGCAAACGGATCGGGTTGACGGGTCCGAATGCGTTCCCGTGGTTTCTGATTTTGGTATTGATGACGATGATCGGCTACATGATGTTGTTCAATCTGGCGCGGTGGGGCGATCCGATCAATCTGAAAAAAACGA